ACTGCTGAAAAAATTGGGGAAAACTTTGACAATGTTTTCGTAGATACTCAAGAGATTTATTTAACAGCATACTATTGGATTCGTTTAGTTAGTACTCGCGGACGTACAGGTAATACTAGTGTAGCTATTTCAGAGGAACCTTCCATACCGCGTGCGATTTGTGAGCCTAGCTGGTAACCTGCAATTCCACCGAGGGTACCTGCAACGCCTGCAGAGATATTTTTAAAGCCTTGCTCAAAAGCAGTTCCCGCTGCTTTCAAGTTATCTGACATGATTTTCTCTTGCTCGACAAGAGCTTTACGTTGCTGCGTAATAGCTTCAACTTGCTTCGGCAAATCAGCCAGACGCTTCTCCGCAGCTACGACGCGGGTATTGGCAATCATTGCAGCCGTAGCAGCTGTCGAAGCAACAGCGCTTAAGCCTTTTGTATCGCCCGATGTAACAACCTGACTAGCTTTTAAAGCGCCTATTTTGTTACCTGAGCTATCCCTGAGATTTGCAACAAAATTGAGCGATTTACTTAGACGATCGTTTGCTTTTACAAATGAGTCATTAAGCTTCGCAGGTAATTGCGCAAGCTCTTTATCCGCTGCCGAGATACCTCTACGCGCAATTTGGCGGTCAGCCAGACTACCAAGACCGATTGCAGCTTTTGTAGGCGCAGTGACAAGCGCTTCTGTAACTTTCAGAGCAGCTTCACGACCTTTTTCAAACAACAGGGATGTCTTTGCCAAAAGACTCAGTGTGCCTAGTGGATCTTTGATTGCATTTCCGCTGAGAATCGCATCAAGACCCTTGCCGATCGTGTCTGTAAAAAAGTAAGCTACTTTTCCAGTGGTCTTCTTAATTGTAGAGTCATCAACTGTCTGTGCTAGGGTGATACCAAAAGCTGTTGTCAATACACTAAGCAGAACTGATCGGACAGGACCTGAATCAAAAGCTTTTACAATAGCAAGGCCAAAGACTCCAGCGACTCCCGCTAGCACAGGAATTTGCCAGTTTTTAGGCAGCGCATTTATTACGTCATGCCCTACCGGCCGAGTTTCTTGTGAACGCAGCGGACCACGACCAACTTTTGCGTTTGGACCTGTGTCTACAGTATCTGTTCCGAATACGACACCGGGCGTACTATCTTTTACACCAAACACTTGTTTAAGTGTTCGGCCAAACGTAGAAGTATCAAAAGTGCTTTTAATTGCAGTTTGTAACTTTTTAATACTGCTCAAAAGCTTTTCAAAAAAGTTTTGTGTTTTAGAGCTTTCAGATGTTTCGATTGAAATGCTCGAGCTGCTAGAACTTAAGATATTTCCCTTAGACAGGCCAACAAAAGTTGCAAGCGTTGCAACAACACCTAGGAGTGCTGCTTTGTACTTTGCAATGATGCCTAAAGCGCTTGTGAATGGCGCTGAAAAATTAATCCCCGCAAACATTGTTGAGCTTTTTGTTGTAAATGTTTTTACAATATCTAGCGGGGCTTTTAATAGCTTTTTAAGCCAATCGATGGTGCCAGTTACAAGATCTGGAATCCAAGAGTGGCCAATAACTTGATCATAAAGCCAAAAGAACGCTCGCTCAATTTTGGTAACCCAGCTGCTAATAAAGGCCGCCATAGGCTCTAAATTCTTGAAAAATTGCTTAACATCAATTGCTGGAATTGTAAAGCCAAAACTGGCAAAAAGTGAGCTGAATGTCGTCTTCAGATTATCTAGTAAGACATAAAAGCTTTTGAGTACGCTGTTAAAAAGTTTGCTACCACTCAAAGATGCTGCGATTGACTCGTAGAGTGTTACAATTGTATTGCGTGTCGCCACCGCCCAACCGGATAAGCCAACAAGCGCTGCGGCAAGCGCTGGCTTCCAGCTCACATACAAATCTTTAGCAACTGTAGCTATTCGCTCGCCTGTCTCTTTTAAAATTTCCCAAAAATCTTGAAAAAGAGATATTGTGTCAAAAATAAAAAAGAGTACAGATGTCTTAGCCTTGAACAAGTAGTAGCTGAAATTGTTTGCAACATTTGCAATACTCATTGCGAGGCTATTTACAAATGTGGCAATAGTCCCAGTAGAATCAAAAATAGACGTCTTAGCAGCATCAAAAAGAAGAGTTAGAGATGTTCCAAGATTTTTAAAAGCGCCTTCATAAGTCACAGCCATTGTGCTGAACTTTGAATTTATCTCGTCTTGACGATTTAGAATAGCTTTGAGAACTCTACTAGATAAAAGCTTGCCCTCTTCGCCAAGTTTTTTCAACTGCCCAACACCGACACCAAACTCATCTGCAATAGCTTTTGCTAAAGGCGGTGCATTTTCTAACAGTGAGCGCAATTCATCGCCTTGTAAAGCGCCTGCGCCAATTGCTTGACCAAATTGCAAAATGGCGCTAGCGGATTCTGCGGCAGACCCTGCGTTGAGCTTCAATGCTTTCGAAACAGTGTCGACAACTCGTAAGGTATCTCGTTGGTTGATACCCAACTCCTTACTGTTGATTGCAATACGCCCATACAACGAACTAACTTCTGACAAGCCTGAGCGACTGCTAATTGCGATAGCTTTTACACCGGCTAGCGCAACAGTATACTCTTTTTGAGTATTAGTTGCAGTCTTGATCCTGTTATTAAGGTTTGTAACTTCGTCAGAAAGCTTTGTAAATGCTTGAAAACTCCCAAATGCAGCTAAGCCCGCAGCAGCAAGCTTACCAATGTTTGCAAACGACTGCGTAGTTTTTTCGACAGACGTTTGGATATTGTTTACTGACTCGCGGAGCTTAGCTAAATCAGCTCTTGCAGCTTTTGAATCTGAAAGAGTTTCTATAACTAAGGCCATATAATCTCCAAAATAAAACCCAAGGTTTTTATTCCTTGGGTATTGACATTAAAATGTCTGAACTATAACGCCCGAAGGTGTTCCGTATTTCAAAGCAGTTGCTTCGATAAAGTGCGAAGGCGCTTGCTTAGAAGAGCCTTCATTTAGCCGCGCTATATGCTCAGCTGAGTTTATCACATTTTGACCGCGAATTGTCGAGGTTGTCGACCAAGAGCTTCTAGCCTCACCTGTGTCAATTGGTGTTGCAGCTCGCAAATCTGCGACAAGCCGCGCGGTTACCGATACACCATTTTCACGAAGCTCCAGCTCAAGCTGCTGAGATAGTTTTTTAAAAGTCGTGTTAACATTTTTTAAACTGAATTTCATGAAAGATCCAATTTATCTCCGCCCTTGGCAGATAACATTTTGTTAAATAATAGCGAAGTCTTCAACGAAGAAGTAGGTGTTGCATTTGGTGTAGCAAACACAGCAGATAGTGCAGGAAAAATTTGAGTGCTTTTACGCTTATCGCCTGCAACTTGCATTTGAAGACTTGTACGTAAATCAGAGCGCCATTCTGCAGGTCTTCGTGAGAAGTACTCTTGCCAGCCTGCAAACTCCGTGTATGTCATATCAGAAGTCAAAGTTGCGACGGTCATTTTCAGATGATAAGCTAGCTCATACACAGCCAAGTCTTCATCTGAAAGGGTTACTTTCCCTGATCGGCACCTATACCTGAAAACTTCATGATTTCCGTTGAAAGACTGTTAAGCTCGTCCATAGAGAATCCATTAAAGTCTTCATCTGTGAGCTCCGAGCCGCCTTCAACAGATGCGCTGATAACCGTCTTTAGCGTATTAAAGCCTGAAGCTTCGTCGTCAGCTGTTTGCGCACGGACAACTGCTTGAATTTCTAAAACTTGCGAAACGCTAAGTTTTGAGATAGTGACCGACTCGCCCATGAATTGGGTTTGCTTTGTAACTTTACGGCCTACAAGACCTTTAATACCTGTCGCCACAATAGGCTCCTTTGTAATTTTTGGGATAGTGAGAGTCATAATATTCTCCCGATTAATTAAATTGTGACTTCCGTCGCTTGCTCACTTTTAAAGTCAGCAGAATGATCTTTTTGAAAGTCATCGAGTTGTTTGCGCATTGCGTGCAATGTTGCAAGTGTCTTGAACACTTCTTGAGACTTTTCGCGATCGTTAGCAAATTCGCCAACACGATCGAAAGTCTTCCGAATACTGATGTCAATGCTTTTACGCATGTGTTTTGCGGTTGTGCGCAAAACGTAACCCATGCTAAAGGGTTTAGAACTAATTTCGTCCATGTGATTTCTCTGAATAAAGGGCGTCTAATAGCATAGGTCTTTTATATACAAGGTAACTAAACCTGCAGCCCTAAGTTACTGTCAATTAGACAGTGTAAGCACCGAAGAAGTCGGACTGAATGGTAATGGTGATGGTAGCTGTGTTAGCATCAGTCAGCTGAGGCGTAACTTGCAAAGCTTCCAATTTACCTACCCAGTAGTACTGGCTGTTCTGGACAGTACCGATACCGGCAGCTGTCGAGGAGTACTTAGTAGCGCCAGAGCCCGTTGCTTCACTGTTCAGCAATGCAAAACGGAACACATACTGCTTACCGTCGCCGACCATGCTACCTAGCACGTTTGCGGCTTCTTTAGCCCATTCAGCAGCCACAAAATTCAAGGTGATTTCCATCGAAGGAGCATCAGCCTGACCCTGAATCTGCTGAGAAGTCGCCGAGCCGTAAACAGGTACGTTAACAACGTTAGGAGGCGTACCCATTGCAGGAAACTCACGAACGTTCTTGATACGCACAAACGTACCAGGGGCTTTAGTACCGCCAACAGAAGCGATCTCAGTTGCAAACAGAGCTTGAAACTCAGCTGCGGTATCGAGAGCTTCCAGCGCAGCTGTAGTCAGATCGGCTAGCGGTGTTGCCACGGCCAGATCAGAATACATACCAGCGCCAATAGAAGAAATATGTGCCATTTAGAGAACTCCAAAATAATTAAACTTAACACTGTAAGTAGATCGGTGCAGCGAAGAGTTTGCAGTGTCAAGCCCACGATGCGCAAGCGCGCTTGAGCTGAATTGCGTAGCTCCGGACTGGCCAGTAAAAATACTCTTACCAACAAGATATCGATCTAGCTTGTCTGCAATAAGCGAAGCGGCCCTTGGGCCATTTCCTGCAGGTATAAAAATATCAATGACTAAAACACCAGAAACAGAGCTGATGTTAGCGCTTTCGCCACCGGCAATAACATTAACACTTATGAACTCGTTTCCAGAATTAATCGATAGATAGTTTGATGGAATAGTCTTGACATTCTCAAGCTTCCAGGCAGCGCTGTTAAAAACGCTAAAGACATCTGTTTCAAGGTCTGTGAACTTACCCATTAAGCTTCCTTAAAAACTTCAGCTACAGCTAAGTAACCGTTACTTTGAAGGACAGGCCCAAATCGCCAAACAACTCCGCTCAGTGTGAGAGAGTCGTAAAGCGAGATGTCAACAAAGTCTTTCGACTTCATCATGACCTGCTTCTTAATCACGTTGTGTGTCTCAGACTTCTTTTTCAAGTCCATTAACACAACCTTCACAGGCGTCTCTTCAACAGCAGTATGTGAAACAGTCGCGCTGCCAAAGTCAAAATCTGAACCGGTTTTACGCTGAAGTGTTGCCACAACAGCTAAGTCCTTTACAAGATTGAAAGCTTTGGTTAGCTGACTGTTGATTAAGTTTACATAGCTCATTAGTTAGCTCGCCACCACGCAGATGCGCCGTTGTTCATTAACAGCGGTTTGATGTGTCGCTGAACAGCATTAGGAATCTGTGCTGTACTTCGAATCTTAGTAAGACTAATCGTACCAAGTTGCAAGGAGTCAACAGAGCCTGTGCTATCTAGTAGACCATCGTTGTTTAACAGATGATAGGCAAGTTCATAGTTCGCAACCAATATGCGAACAGGGACATTGCCATCAAGGTAAACTTCAAGGCCTTGTCGCGGATCAAAGTAAATGCCGTTGCGCGGAAACGCAAGAGTTTGAGACTCACTTACGGCAGTACCTACCCAATTCAAATCATTCAAGATGGCTGCAGCTGTTACCAGAGATTGCGATTTTTGAAGATCGCTAGCGTCTGTCCATGCCGCTGCATCGAGCCTGTCTTCGAAATAAGAGTTAGCTTCGCTTACTGTTACATAAGCGTTAACATTTTTAGATAACGCCATAAGCTACTCGAATTAAGAGTGGAACACGGGCAAGATGCCCAGGCTCAGTGCAGAAGTGGCTTTACGGCCCCAAGTACCGACGGTAGAGCCGATAGTGACTGCAGCTGAGATGTCTTTGGTGACGCCACCCTCGATAACACGAGAGTAGTCAGCCTTGTCAGGGAACGCTTCAGTAGCACCCTTCCAGTCGTAACCGGCGGGAGCCATAACATATCCCCAACGGTGCCACACAGAAGTAGTACCGCCGCCCTTGTAAGCAGCTGCTTTGCGTTCGATTTCAGTGCTATCAGGCACTGCCAAAGACTCCATTGCAACAGAGCCTGGCAGAACCAAGAAGCTGCATTTAGAGCCAACGATATCGACGCCTGCACCAGTGTTCACCTTAGTGATGTCAGCGGCGCTAAAACCTTGAGACGCCCGAGTCTGAACCAGACGGAATTTACCGCCGAACAGGGTGTTAAAGCTGACGTTACCATCGACAACACGATCAGCGTCCACCAAATTGGCGGAACGGAACGAAGCCATCATCTCAGGCGACGTCACCAAGTAGGCGTACTCAGGCTCGTAGTCCTTGTAAGCCATGCCAAATGCGCGAAGGAAGCCTTCAGCACGAGCAGCGCCTTGAATGGTAGAAGTGGCGTCAACCACTGCTTTGGCAGCGCCCAAGTCCACATAGAAGCCGTAGCGTTTGTTGGTAGGGTCGTTGTCAAAGGTTTGACCGCCCAGACCAGCAGCACCGGAACCACTTGCGGCACCGTTCAAAATTTCAGACAAAGCCACACCACGAAGAACCGACAACAAGTTGTCATGTTCGTCTTGAGCGCGGGTCTCGCCAAAGTCACGGCCAATTTTGGCCAAACCGTCAACTTGTGTCACCACTTGTTGCATGTTAACTTTAGTTGCGCCATGCGTACGGACGGCTTTGATGTAAGTCAGGTAGTCTGAGCTGTAAACCGAACCCACGCCATCAGTTGCATCAGTCAAGGAGGCGGTGTTTACTGTGGGGTTCATTGGCTTGTACCAGCGAACTTGGCCAATAAAGGTTTCAGTGGAAGTGTCGATATTTGGGTTTGAGCCCACGATACCAGTGCCTGTCAGCTTTTTAGCGTTGGTGTACGCTTCGTCTGAGTAGGCGGAAATTGCGGATTGCAGCACAAAGTTGTCTGCACCATCCAGAGTTGTCATTGCAGTCATTTAAGATCCTATTTTCGAAGTTTGCCTTCTTTAGCCATTTTGAGAACTGCGTCTTGGGACATAGCAAACAGAGAAGTCTTTGTCTCTGTGCCTGTACCAGTGGCAGTACGGGACTGTGTGCTACCTGCACCTGAAGATGTTTTCGGTTTAAAGAGAAATGCATTGTCGTCATTAACTGCAAACGCATCAATAGCTTCTTTGATCGACTTTCCAGAACGATGTACCCAGTTACCTTGCTCGTTTTGAACAAGTTGCGTAACGATTTCAGAGTAAGCCATGTTAACAGCTTTGTCATTTCGAAACGGTTGGGCGTTTAGCGCATTGCGAACTTCAAGATCCCTTGTGAGTTCCACATTACGCCGTTCAGCAGCTTCACGCGCTGTTTTCTCTTCTGCAAGTCGAAGCTCGAAAGCCTCTTTGTGTTTACCCTGCTCTTCCAATAAGGCAAGTTCAGCTTCACGCTTGGCTTTCTCAAACTCGGTGACTTTGGTTTTAGCAGCATCACGCTCTGAGTAAGCCTTGTCAAGCTTTTCTTTAATCGGTTTCAAATTCAAGTCGACTTGCTCTTGCACCAGCTTAGCTAGAGCTTCTGCATCAAGCGCTGAAAGTTGCGTAACTGTCTTTTGGTTAGTAACTTCAGTTTGTTCGTCGTTTGTGGTTTCAACAGTCATTTTAATTTCCTTGAGTACAACTCATTTTTGATTTTGGGATACAATCCCAGATATAGCTCTTTAATATTTTTTAAAATACATAAACATCTATACATCTATATAGATAGTTA